CCTACAACTCCTTTAGGAGCAATAATTAAAGCACCATTAACTTTACCTTTGTCATAAAGCATAGCTAAATTATCAATTAATACTTTTGTTTTGCCAGTGCCCATTTCCATAAAATAAGCATAGCTTTCTTTGTTCCATGACTTTTCTAATGCAGTCATTTGATGATCGTATGGTTTTGTTTTAAATTTATAGTTCATAATTTTTCTTCTTTCTACTTGACAAGATAACATTTATAACTATATTGTCAAGCATGAAAGAAAAAACAATTAATTACGAAGATATAATTAAAAAAGATGGATCATCTATTGTTTATGTGATTCAAGAAATTCCAGGAACACAAGAAGGCCGTCCTAAAATAAATATTATGGGCGCATCAAAATATGGTAAATTTAAATTTCTATTACCAGAACTTTCTCAAATAATATTTTCTCCTGGTCCATTAATTTTTAAACTTAGAAAAGAATTAGCAAACTATAGAACAAAAGATTATTTATTATTGACAGGTGATCCTGCAATTATTGGTGTTTCTTGTTCAATAGTTTCTGATATAACAAATGGTAAATACAATTTACTAAAGTGGGATAAACAAGAAAGACAATATTATTCCATTGAAATTAACTTATATGAAAGAGGAAAGATAGATGAGTAATATAGACTTTGAGAAAGACCAAACAAAAATGTTAGGTAAGACTGAAAACATTCAGTCACTAGCAGATCAAGTGGAGAAATTAAATTTTTTAGATCAAGAAGTAGAAATACTAGAAAAAAATCTAAAACAAAAAAAGAAAGATTTTGAATATCTATCGGGAGAAGTTATTCCAACCATGATGGCTGAGATGGGTTTATCTCATCTTAAACTTATGGATGGTTCTTCAGTAGATGTAAAACCAAATTACAGCGCAAACATTACTATTGCTAATAGAGATGCTGCGTTTAACTGGCTTCGTAACAATGGACTAGGAGATATAATCAAAAACGAGATATCCGTATCTTTTGGTCGCAACGAGGATAACAAGGCCGCTGATTATGCGAACCTTGCAGCAGAGCGTGGGTATCAACCAACACAAAAGTTGAAGGTTGAGCCCATGACTCTCAAAGCGCTAGTTCGGGAGCGTATTGAAAACGGCAAAGAAATGCCTACCGAGCTTTTCAACGTATTCGTTGGAAATAAAACAACAATAAAAAGGAAACAATAAACATGAACCAAGTAATAAAAAAAGAAGAAGCAGGCGCGTTAGCTACAAATATGTTTGAAGCTGATGCAAATCATGGCATAGAAAATATGTCGCAAGAAGACCTTGCATTACCTTTTCTAAAGGTGTTAGGACAACTATCACCGGAAGTTAATAAGGCACATGCAAAGTATAAAGTCGGTGCTGAACCTGGTATGATTTATAATACAGTTAGCGGTCAATTTTTTGATGGCTCTAAAGGTATTGACATTATCCCTGTTCATTATCAAAGACAGTTAGTAGAATGGCAAGATAGGGGAGCCAGTACAGGCGCTCCAGTTGCAATTCATAACGCTGAAAGTGATATCATGAGTAAAACAACTCGTGATAAATCTTACAAAGATAGATTACCTAATGGTAACTATATCGAAAACACAGCAAATCATTTTGTGCTTATGTTAGGGGATTCACCTACAACAGCATTGATTTCTATGAGAGCTACTCAATTAAAAATTAGTAGAAAATGGAACTCAATGATGATGGGAATTAAACTACAAGGTAAAAATGGTATGTTTACTCCGCCTACATATAGCCACATTTACAAACTAAAGACTGTTCAAATGTCAAATGACAAAGGAACATGGTATGGTTGGGATGTGTCACAGGTAGGTCCGGTATCAGATAAAAATATCTATGATATGGCTAAAAATTTTGCAGAGCGTGTAAGCGCAGGTGAGATTGCAGCTAAACCTGAAAATCAAGAACAACCAAAAACAGATAGAATAGTTTTATAAGTTCCTAGGAATTGGGCGGCGAAGCGAGAGTGGATCCGCCCATCATAAAATTATGAATGAAATTAAAAACCTAAATAAAGGTCCGCTTACGTATGAGGACTGGTACGATCTCGGCTATACTCTGGTGCCTTGTGAGGGAGGCAAGCCTACAGTTAAAAAATGGGGTGATGCCGATTTTAAAATAACGAAAGAAGAATGGAAAAACAAACATTTAGATAAAGAAATAGGATTAAGATTAGATAACGTAGTTGATTTAGATCTTGATAACACGCGCGCAAAAGTTTTTGCACATAAATATTTAACAAATTGTGGCACTATATCCGGTAGAGAACATAACCCTACAAGCCATTATTGGTTTAAAGCAAGATTACCGGCACAGAAATTCTCATTACCTAATGACCTTAAAAGATATGTTGAACATGCAGCACACGGACAGTGCTTATGTGAAATAAGAAGTACGGAGACTTGTTATACAATCGTTCCAGGCTCATTACATAGTAAACATAGAGAACATGTAAGATGGGAAAAGTACGCAGGCTTTAATGAATATGTNGGCGACTTAAATAAAATTTTAAGAAAAATATCTTTAGCTACTGCTCTATCAATTTTATATGCACCTAAAGGCCAAAGAGATGAATATTGTACGGCTATTGCTGGAGTTTTAATTAAACAAACGGATTGGGACGATACTGAAATCAATGATTTTATTTATGACATTGCAGTAGAATCTAATGACGATGAATCTGAAAATAGAAAAAATAAAGGTTCAACAACAAGAAAATCTAAAAAACCATTTGGCATGCCTAAACTTGCAGAAATAATTGAATGCAGGATTGAAAGTGTTGCAACAATATTTAGTTGGATAGGCGTTCAAGATAAAGCTTTAGTTGAAGTTAAACAAATAGCGGACAATTCAATAGGAGATATTGTTGAGTATGGTCAAGATAGATATAAAATACGAGTATCCGGTAATTTAGAAGGCGTAGCATTTACTAAAACTATTACAGTTGATGGACCAACGCTCATGAACCAGGGAAAATTTTATGATGCGGTTATAATTCAAGCGGAAGTTTGGCTACCTAAAATGAAAGCGGCCCAATTTGAGGAAATAATGAAAATGAAATTTGAATCTAGAACTAAATCAAAAGATTACGTGGAAGAAGCTGATGAATCTTTTGTATTTAAAAAACATTTCATTAATTATATTAAACTTAAAAAAGTATACACAAGTAAAGCAGAATTATTTAATTATGGAAACCCTTATTTTAATCAAGTAAGTGATGAATTAGAATTTAATTTAAATGAATTTGAAAGTTATTTACAAGAACAAAGAATAAATCATAAACGAGTAGATCTGGTATTAAAAATACAAGACATATTAAAAGCTAGAAGAAAAACAGGAACCTACATGTCAAAATCTTTAGTTTCTTGGGTAATAAAGAATCCTAAAATTGAAAATGAGGATCTTATGGTAGAAGGAACTAGTGAAGAAGTTAAGGAGGTAAATTCTGAACGAGCCTAGATTTATTGCAGGTCCTCCAGGTACCGGTAAAACGCACAAATTTATTGTGGATACCTATATGAAAGCTTTAGCAAAATATACTCCTGAAAAAATTATAATTTTATCTCACACTAATATAGCTGCCAATGAAATTAGAGATGCTATTTTTGATTTAAAAAATTTAAAAAATGAAGAAGGGAATTATACATTTCCACAATTACGAGGAATTACTAAAAAAGCAATGAAATATAGAGTATGTACCATCCATACTTATTGCAAAAGTAGATTATTAAAAAAAGAAGTGTTTAAGTTATACGATCATAAAGAATTAATAAAAAAAGATAGTCGTTTTAATCTTCACAGGGAAGATGACATAAAACGTAAACATAGATTTTATAAATACTTATCAGACGCTGACGGACATGGAGAAACTTTAGATAAGTATTGGATTAAATGCGATCAAAAATCTTTTGAACCTTACAGTTTAAAATTGATTAAAGAGTTACTTCCACTTTATGAAAAATATAAAAAGGATAAAACTCTTTGTGATTTTTCAGATATGGTAAATAATTTTACACGTCAAACTTATAATGAAAAAACTAAACAGTGGGAAGATGATGTAAAAGATCCAGATATAGATATGTTAATTATAGACGAATGTCAGGATTGTAATGTACCCCAAAGAAAAGCTATTGATAAAATGGCAAGAAACGTAAAAGAAGGACATTACTATTTAGTTGGAGACGCAGATCAGACTTTATTTGAGTATTCAGGATCAGATGCAAAATATTTTCACAACTTAGCTGCAAATCCTTATGACGAATTAAAAAATGGTAATAGATGTGGTGAAGCTATTAATACGTATTGTAAATCAATTATAATGGATGTTTGGGATCATTATAAATCTCATAGAGTGTGGACTCCAGCAAAGTATAAGAAGGGCCCTAACGAAGGCGAAGTTATTAAAGGAAAAGGTTATTATTTACCAGATTTAAAACCATCAGGACATTTAGATAAACTTTTAGATAAAATTAAAAATACTGAGGAAACATTTCTATTTACTTATAGAGGAACTCCAAGCGATGTACGTTGTACAGATTTTCTTATAGCACAAGGTATAGAATTTGCTCCAGTAAGTAAGCCTCCATTTGTAATTAAAAAAGAATTAAGGTCTCACAAATTATGGCCAGATTTTATTAAAGGTATTCCAATGGATCTTACTTTGATAAAAAATTTTTGTGAATATTTAAATAAGGATTTGATTATCGGAGATAGATCTAAAACAGCAGAAACTCTTAAAACATGGATTAAAACAGATTACACTGTAGATTATTTAATAGATAAAAAATTATTAAAGTCTAGTTGTAAAGGTCATAAAGATTTTGATCTTATAAGAGCGCCAGTTAACAACCATAAAGAAAGAATGAAATATATAAAAAGGGTTTTACATAACGGTTTTGATTTTGATAAAAAAGTTAGAGTTGAATATGCAAACATCCATACTGTTAAAGGTTTAACATATGATAATGTTATTGTTGACGAAACTGTCGTTAATAAAGATCCTTATTTTACTTCACTAAGACTACAATACACTGCATACAGCAGAGGGATTTTTGACTATTGGAGATTAGCAAAAATGCCCGGAAAATACTTTACAATAGGAAAAAAAAATGAGTGCTTATAAAAAACAAGTAGGAGGATCACATTATAAAGATATGATTATTCAACCCGCAGACTTTATTAATAAAAACAAATTACTTTTTGCAGAAGGAAACGCAATTAAATATATCTGTAGACATCAGTCGAAAGGTAAGTTACAAGACATAGAGAAAGCTATTCACTACTTAGAAATGATAATAGAAAGGGATTACAAATAATGTGTACGGTTCCACAATTAAAAGATCTAGATTTAACTGATATAGATACTGTTGCAATTGACTTAGAAACTTATGATCCTAATCTAAAGACAAAAGGTTTAGGGGCTGTAAGAAAAGATGGCTTTGTTACAGGTATAGCAATCGCTACTAAGAACCAGACTTTGTATTTTCCTATTGCTCACCACATGACTGATAATTTAAATACCAAAGAAACCTGGACTTATTTAAATGAAAAGATTTTTCAAAACAAAAACATACGTAAGGTATTTCATAATGCTATGTACGATATCTGTTGGATTAGATCAGCAACTGGAGACATGCCTCAAGGAGAATTGTTAGATACTATGATTGCAGCATCAGTTATTGATGAAACTAGAATGAGATACTCACTAGACTCTATAAGTAAAGATTATTTAAATGAAACTAAATACAAATATGATTTAGCTGAAAAAGTTTTAGAGTGGTCTAATGGAATGATAAAAGATCCCATGTCTAATATGCATAAATTACCTCATCATTTAGTAAAAGATTATGCAGAGCAAGATGTAAACTTAACTTTAAAGTTGTGGGAACTATTTGAAAAAAAATATCTGGACGCGGTATTATACACAAAAACTAATCCAGATGGAAGTAAAGAATACAAAACTTGTAGAAAAATATTTGAATTAGAAACTAAATTATTTCCTTGTTTGGTTGACATGAAGTTTAAAGGAGTTAAAATAGATGTCGAAAAAGCTAAGGCACTTGGTAAACTTTTAGAAAAACGTAGAGATAATTTATTAAAGATTATTAAAAAACATACTGATGTTGATGTAGATATATGGGCCGCTTCTTCTATCAAAGCTCTTCTTGAGCATGAAAAAATTACAGATTATGAAAAGACAAAAGACCGTAAGAAAAAATTAAAAGGTAAGGATGGTAAAAATATTCTTGATGAGAAGGGTGAACCTAAAACAGAATTAGTTCCATCAACAACTCCTAAACTTCCAAAAGATTATTTAAAAACACATAAGAATCGTTTCTTAAGAATGATTGTAAAAGCAAGAGAGTGTGACAAAGCTAAGAATACTTTTGTTGAAGGTCTACTAGGCTTTGTTCATGAAGGAAGAATACATGCAGACATCAATCAGATTAGATCGGACCAAGGGGGAACGGTTACTGGAAGATTTTCAATGTCCAATCCTAACCTACAACAGATTCCATCAAGAGGAATTATAGGTAAAAAGATGAGAGAGCTTTTTGTACCGGACGATGGTTGTGTATGGGGATCATTTGACTACTCACAACAAGAACCTCGTATCGTGGTCCACTATGCTTTAACTTTATATCCTTATAAGAATCCAGATATTGAGATGCCTAATAATTTAAGGGAAAGTTTAGAGAAGATTGAAGAGTCTTATAAAAGTGGATTTGATGTAGACTTCCACCAGGTTGTTGCAGACATGGCTCACATATCACGGACCATGGCCAAAACAATTAACCTTGGACTCTTTTATGGTATGGGTAAAATAAAACTAGCTAGTGAATTAAATTTAACTAAACCTCAGGCTAACACTTTGTTTAATACTTACCATGAGAAAGCTCCATTTGTTAAAAAGTTATCTCAAGATTTAATAGAATTTGCAGAGGATAATAAATTATTATTTACATTAGGAGATAGATTTTGTAGATTTAATAAGTGGGAAACTAAAGATAGAGCTTGGAACAACGCCAGTAATAGATATGAACCTGTTCCTATATTATCAGAAGAAGACGCTAAAACAGCCTTTAAAGCCGAGTTATTAGATAAATATAAAGACCATATAGCTGATAATTATATGAGTGACTTTACTAAATATTATAAACCTGCTTTTACATACAAAGCTTTGAATAGATTAATTCAAGGAAGTGCAGCAGATATGACTAAGAAAGCTATGGTAGAACTTTATGAACAAGGAATTTTACCACAAATACAAATACACGATGAGTTGTGTCTATCAATCAAAGATGATAAACAGGCTGATATAGTAAAAGAAACTATGGAAAATGCAGTTCCTCTTAAAGTGCCTAACAAAGTAAATTACAAAAAAGGTAAAAATTGGGGTTCAATAAAATAGTTTATTATAAAAAAATATAGAGTATACTATCGGGAATAAAAATAGGAGTTATTATGTTAATATATGGAAAAACACCAAAAGATTACTTAGAACTAGCTAAAGCACATAAAAAAGCAACAGCTATAGCAGTTATTATAGTAATTGCCGTCTTATATTGTATATTTTAATATACACTTCGCACTAGAACTGCGCTTAAACAACCCCAAAATATATGAGTCTTTATGGATTTAAAGAAAAACAAAAATGAATGTAAAAAATGCGGTCATGAATGCCATTGCCTGGATGACTTCCACTCGGATCCTTACGGTCTTTGTCCTTGTGAGCCTTGTGAGTGTAGTGATCCTAAAAATTCTGGAGAGGAATGTTTGTCATGTCAATAGCGGAACTATTCAAAAAAAACTTTGTATTGATACCCGTGATAGCATCCATACTCTTTGGAACGTTTACGGGCGTTAAGTATATTGTTAATCTAACAGACACTATCAATCAATCAGAAGTTCATATTGTTAATCTTGAAAGAGATCTAACTACCGCTCAAGATAAAATTTCAGAAATGAATACAAGACTATCATCAGCAGAAGCTACGTGGCAAATGGCAGAGAACTTATATAGAACTCTAGCTGATCAAGTACGTGAGCACAGCTACGATATAAAAGATTTAAATAGGTAAACATATGGAGAGTCTCAGGATGGATTACAGATTTACTGCACTATTAATTGTAATGTTTATATGTTTAACTTTGTTTGCAAAACCTGCATATCCTAAAAACGAATATCTTAACGAGTATGGTTCAAGATGTGGAGATTTTGAAACAAGAGTAGAAGCCGAAGATAGAAATTATGATTATAGACATTATAGTGACAGCAATAATTATGATGGTGACAGTGATAATTATAGATTAAGTTTTACATACAGAAAATATTTAGGTACAGATTGTAAGACTTTAAAAGAAAACGTATCCATCAAACAACAATTAGAATTAATGAAGATGTGTGGTAGAGTAAATAGTAATCCTAGTTTGGCACACAACGAAAACTTTAGATTATTAGTATCAAAATGTAGAGGTGTTACTCCTACAAGAGACACTACTAGACCAGACAATTCAGGAAGTGCTTGGGATGATTTAAAAAATGATTACAAAAAAGAAAATCCTGATGTTAAATTAATGGGTGATAAATTTATAGATGGTAAAAAGAAATTAAAAATACCTAAATATTTAACAGATGAAAAAATAATATTACCNNTACCTAAACCTGCAGAATGAACTATATTTTAATACTATGGGTGTGCTCATCAATAACTGCTACTTGTATTTCACCTCCTATATATCAAACTTTACCTTATCAAACACACTATGAATGCGTTAAAGCCGGATATGTAGATAGTTTAAAATTGGTAGAAACCATGGGGGAAGTAATAATAGAGAGAGAAAAACTTTTTGTAGCTTTTAACTGTAAACCCGAGAGAACTATTTAAATGATTGATAGGTTTTTATTGAATTTCTTTGGAAATATAGATAATATTATAGACCGGATAACTAAATTATTTGAGCCTAAACCAAGGAAAAAGAAAAAAAAATGAGTAGAAAAACTAACACATTTTTAATAGGATTACTAGGTACAATTTTAATGGGACTTGCTACATGGACTTTAGTTACATTAATAGAACTTCAATTAACAGTAACTATGATCCAAACTGATTTGATGTCTATTGACAAACAATTTGGAAGGGTTTACAATTTTATAGATTCTGTTAGAAGTAAGTAATGCCAAAAAATAAGAATTTTAAAATTCAAACAGAAGTTGTACGAGGGGAATGTCCAACGTGCGATAATATCACAACATTAGTTGGAGTTAGTTCTCAGTTTTATAGATGTATGGAATGTGGTGCAGATTTAGAGCAACATGTTAATGGTAAAATAAGTTATATACCTATTATGCCTTCAAGAACAGATGGTGTTAAACACTATGTTAAAGACTGGAAGTAATGCCTTTTAAATCCGATAAACAAAGAAAATATTTATTTAAAAATAAACCTAAAGTAGCAAAGAAATTTGCAAAAGATTCTAAAAAGAAAACTCATAAAATGCCGGATGGTACTATTATGAAAGGTGCTAAACACGGTGGCTAAACAAAAATTTACTCATTTTGTACCTAGAGATAAACCTGCTAAAAGGCCTAGAAAACATAAGAAATCCCCCTCAAAATCTGAAAAAAACAATAATAAAAATAAAAAATATAAAGGCCAAGGTAGGGGTTGACAAACATCATTTAGTATCCTATATAAAAGGATATGAAAGATAAAAAAATAGAAACACCCGAAGAAAAGTTAAGAAAAGAAAATAAAGAAATACAAGATACGTTAAAAAAAGAAATAAAAATGTTAAGGCTGGTAGCTAGACCTTTTCTTGCTTATAAAAAATTAATTTTAAATGCAGCTAAATCAGATTATGACTTTAAAGAAGTTGTTGAAGGTTTAAAATTTGCAGCTAAATTAATTAAGAAAAAAGATTGGGCACTACTAGATAGAGTAGCAGGAACTTCTGGAGATTTAATGGCAAGAGGGGCCTGTTCAAAATGCGAGATCAATTTAGTGGGAGAAGATCTTTTACCAAGGGAGTTTACAATGCCTTGTTTAATTAAAGATTGCCCATATAATCAAACTAACCCAGAAAGAGAACTAATATGAAAAAAGAAACTATAGAAAAATGGATCGAAAATGCACCTGCTCATGAATCTGTAATATATTACACAGGACATTTAATTGAAGCAAGAAACGACATAAATCTAACAAAAAAAACTGATCTTTTTATGTTAGCCGCGGAAGAAGGAAAAATAGAGTTATATCAAAAAAAAATCAAGGCAGGCACTGAAAAAAATAGTCCTATTTTTGATTATATAGCTAGAAAGGTAAAAACAAATGAAAAAAGTAACCATAACAAGTAAAGATATAAATCAAAAACAATGGAGTAATCTGTTGTTAGAGCTTAATTTGATAAAAACTGCATGGAAAAACTATGCACATTTAGAATTACAAGCTCATGGTTTAAAGAAAATATTAGCAGCCGGTACAAAAACTGCTGAAATCACTACAGAAGAACAGTAATACTTGACTATGTAGGAGTTTTCCTATATAGATAATATAAACAAAGGAAAGAAAATGACTGATATAAGTAAATATAGAAACGTATCTTTAACACATAGTACGTATAAGAAGTTGATAGCGATCTCTAAGGTACTTTTACCTGAAGCACCGTTGTCAATTAGTAAAACCATAGAATCAATTACAAATGAGAAAGTAAAAAAATTAAATGGCAAACTTAAAAAAGCGTAGACATTCTGGCATATGTCCAGATTGTAAAGGAAATGGTTACCAACAATTCCATTTAGAAGAAGGTAGAGAGCACGTAGTATTACAGTGTGAAACCTGTGACTCGGAAGGAGAAATTTATGTGGATGAGTCCGAAGTTGTTGAGTTTTATCTTGATGATGATACTTCTACAAGTGATGTTGTTAAGTTGCACTAAGGATTTGACTCCTAATCCTTATACAACGGTATTAAAACAATTAATGAAAGAAAAAAAATGAACACTAATACTAAATTAGAAATAGGTTATATTGCAGGGGTATTTGATGCAGACGGGTCTATATCTTTTAAAAAATATCCTAAAAAAAGAAAAGGATCTAAAAAAGATTATAAAACTTGGGATATTAGAATGGAACTATCTATGACATCAAGAGATGTTGTAGAACTTGTTCACGAAACTTTAATGGTCGGTACAGTTCGAAAAAAACCTCCCGGAAAAGGTCAATTAGGTAAGAAAATGCAATACCGTTGGCGTTGTGGTTTTAGAGACGCTTTACATGTATGTAAATTATTTTGGCCTTACGCAATTGTTAAACTTCATAAAATAGAACAAATTATTGATCATTATGAACCTGATATACAAGATTTAAATGATAATGTAATTGAACTTGATAAGTTTAGAAATAACATCTGGTTTGGAAAAGAAAAACAATGATAGATAAATATATATACCAAGGGCTACATTTTTTAATGGAGTGGTCAGGGAAAATTAATTCTTGGGCATGGCGTAAACATGCTAAAATACTTAGAGATAAACAAAGTATAGCTATGAAAAAATTGATAAGACGACAAGAAGCTAGTGCTTATTTAGAAGAGTTAAAAAGAAAACTATGAGTAAACGGGAAAAATACGACGGCAGAAGTAGACCTTCTAATAAAGCTTATGATGAGTCATGGCATAGAATTTTTGGAT